GCCGCGCATCGACACCGCCGAGTGGGCCGCCACCTACCGCCACATTGCCAAAGGCCCCGAGCGCGGCCCCTGGCGCAACGAGCGCACGCCCTACCTGGTTGAACCCATGCAAGCCGCCAGCGCCCACACGCCCTACGAGCGCGTGGTGCTCTGGTTTGCCACCCAGCTCGGCAAAAGCGAGGTGCTCTACAACTCCGTCATGCAGCGGATCCACACCGATCCGCAAGACATGATGATGGTGCAGCCCACCCTGCAAGACGCGCAAGACCACAGCGCCCAGCGCTTCCTACCCACCATCATGCAGACGCCGGCCATGCACGGCAAGGTGGCGGTGCGCAAAAGCCGCGACGAGTCCACCAGCTGGCGCAGCCGCTCCATCCAGGGCGGCTTCACCGTGTTTTTTGGCGGTGCCAACAGCGCGGCCAGCCTGGCCTCCAAGCCGCTGGGCTTTGCCGTAGCTGACGAGGTGGACAAATGGCCCGCCGACGTGGACAACGAAGGCCCGCCGCTCGGCCTGCTCGAAGAGCGCATGAGCAACTTTGCCCGGCGCAAGCTGCTGATTGCCAGCACCTGCAGCATCAAAGGGCAAAGCCTGATCGAGCGCGAGTACCTGGCCAGCGACCAGCGCCGCTACCACGTACCGTGCCCGCACTGCCAAGGCATGCAGACGCTGGAGTGGGGCGCCAAAACCACCCACGGCCTCAAGTGGCACAAAGACGACAGCGGCCGCGCCCGGCCCGAGACCGCGCACTACGTCTGCCGCCACTGCGGCGCGCAGATCGACGAGCACCACAAAGAGACCATGCTGGCCGGCGGCATCTGGATCGCCCAGGCGCCAGGCGCCGGCATGGGCAAGCGCGCCGGCTTTTGGCTCAACAAGCTTTACTCACCGCTGGGCTGGAAAAGCTGGTCCAGCCTGGTCGAAGAATGGCAAGAGGCGCAAGACGAAGCCAAAAAAGGCAACAGCGCCCCGCTCAAAAAGTTTGCCAACAGCTCCCTGGCCGAGACCTGGGAAGAAACCGGGCAGGGCGGTGACGCCAAAGCCCTGCGCGCCCGCGCTGAGGACTACCCCCTGGGCATCGTGCCACGCGGCGGTCTCATGACCACCATGGGCGTGGACACTCAGCCCGACCGCCTCGAGGCCCGCGTCTGGGCCTTCGGCCGGGGCGAAGAATCCTGGCTGGTGGCCCGCCACATCATCTACGGAGACCCCAACCTCGACGAAGGCACCGAGGGCAGCCCATGGACCCGCCTCACCGAAATCCGCCGCACCCCGCTGCAGCACCACAGCGGCGCCCACATGCTCATTGAGGCCACCTGCATTGACACCGGCGGCCACAACACCCACGCCGTGTACGCCTACTGCCGCGCCCACAGCCACGCCCACGTGCTTGCCATCAAAGGCAGCAGCCTGGCCAACAAGCCCGTATTGGGCAAGCCCAGTTTGATCGACGTGTCCTGGCGCGGCAAAACCCAGGCCCGCAGCCTCAAACTCTGGCCCATCGGCACCGACACCGCCAAGCACCTGCTCTACGGCCGCATGCGCGTGACGCAAGTGGGCCCCGGCTACGTGCACACCCCCAAGGCCCTGGCCAACACCGACGAGCACGACCAAATGACCGCCGCCCGTCTCATGCCCGTGGTGGTGCAAGGCCGCGCCGCCCTGCGCTGGATCACCCCGGCCGGGCAACGCGAAGAGGCCGGGGACTGTATGGTGTACGCCTATGCCGCCGCCTGCTACCTCGGCATCCAAACCTTCCGCGAGCCCAGCTGGGCCCGCCGCCAGGCCAAGTATTGCCCGGCTGAGCCGGACCTGTTCAGCAGTTCACAGGCGCCGGCACAAGCCCCGCCAGTTTCACTTGCCGACCCAGCCACACCCCAACCCACACCAGCCCCCCAGCTACCTCTGGCCAGCAAACCCACCACCTTTGGCCCCCGCCCCGGCGGCCGCGCCTGGTAACCACATCGTCATGACCCATCCCACTTCAGAGCTACAGCGCCTCATCGCCACCGAGCCCGACCTGGTGGACCGCATCTTTGACTACATCCTGTCAGATCCCACCCTGGCCGCCGCCATGGCCCGCGTCAGCCCAGGCAGTCAGGGCCATGCTGGGCTGGCCAAACTTAAAACCGCCGTGCGCCAGGAGTTTTCCGGTGAGCGCGTGCGCATCTCCAGGCGCCCCAATGATGTGCATTTGCAAGTGCTGGCCCTGTTCAATGGCCGCAACGCCACAGAAGTAGCCCGCCGCCTCGGCGTCAGCCGCGCCACCGTGTACCGCGTCATCAAACAACCCGGCACTGTGCGCAACCCTTAGCGCAGCCCCTAAGCGATCCGCTTAGAAATTGTCTCAAACCTGCCCTCATTGAGACAGCGCCAAATTTATCGTGCGAGGTAACTACCCCGCACGCCATGGCATTTTCACAAACCGACCTTGACAACATCCAAGCCGCCATTGCCATTGGCGAGCTCAGCGTCGAAGTCAATGGCCGCAAGGTGGTCTACCGCAGCATGCCCGACCTCATCGCGGCAGAAACCCGTATCAGAACCGCCTTGGCAGAAGCCTCCGACAGCACAGGCACCACCCCCCGGCGCGGCGCGTTTCGCGTCACGTTTGCCACTCACCGGGGCTTTTAAGCATGGCCGCCCCTCGCCCTGGCCACCTGCTAGACCGCCTTATTGGCATTTTTGCGCCAGACACTGGCCTGCGCCGCCTGCGCGCCCGCGAAATGCTGGCCCGCGCCTATGAAGGCGCCAGCCAGCGCGACGGCTGGCGCCCTACCCGTGCCGGCGCCAGTGCCAACACCGATCACCGCGCCGACAGCACCAATTTGCGCCACCGCGCCCGCGCCCTGGTGCAAAACGTACCCTATATCAGTCGCGGCCTTGAAAGTTTGGTTAGCAACACCATCGGCACTGGCATCACACCCCGCAGCCTCGCCCCCAATGCCACCACCGTAGACGCCCTGTGGTCAGACTGGTGCCGCGTGGCCGATGCCGACGGCCAGCGCAGCCTCTACGCCATCCAGGCCGCCGCCTACCGCGCCATGGAACAAGACGGCGAAGTCCTCATCCGCCTGCGCAGCCGCCGCAACGAAGACGGCCTGCCCGTGCCCCTGCAGCTCCAACTGCTTGAAATTGATTGGCTCGACAGCTCCAAAAACGGCACCGCCGGGCCCAACACCATCATCAACGGCATTGAGTACGACCCCCTGGGCCGCAAAGCCAACTACTGGCTGTGGGACCAACACCCCGGAGAAATGGGCATCCCAGGCCAACGCCGCAGCACCAGCTACCCCGTCTCTGCAGACCGCATCATTCACCTGTTTGCACCCACCCGGCCCGGCCAAGGCCGGGGCATCTCGCGCCTATCGCCCATCATTGCCCGCGTGCGCGACCTGCAGCTGTATGAAGACGCCGAGCTGCAACGCAAAAACCTGGAAACCCGCCTCAGCGTCCTGGCCAGTGGTGACGTCACCAACATGAGCCAATCTGAGAGCGAGAGCCAAACCACCGTCAAAACCACGGGCGAGCTGGGCACCCTGGCCAGCGGCAGCATCATGCAAGTGCCGTCTGGCGTGGGCCTCACCGTGGTCGAGCCCAAAGCCGCCCCAGGGTATGTGGACTACCTCAAGTTCAACCTCCACCTGGTGGCCGCTGGCATGGGCGTCACCTATGAAATGCTCACCGGCGACGTGCGCGAGGTCAACTTCAGCAGCGCCCGCGTTGCATTGCTGGAGTTTCGCCGAGGCGCCGAGCAAATGCAGTGGCTGACCCTGGTGCCCAGCCTGTGCGAGCCCATTTGGCGCGCTTTCATAGACGCCGCTGTCTTGGGCGGCCAGCTCCGCGTGGGTGATTACGGCTGCGACTGGTCCACCCCCAAGTGGGACTACGTCAACCCCGAGCAAGACGTCAAAGCTGACCTGGCTGAAATCAGCGGCGGCATGTCCACCATCAGTGAAAAACTGCGCCGCCGTGGCTACAAACCCGGCCTTGTGTTTGACGAACTCAAAACCGATTTTGACCGCCTGCGCAAAGACGGCACCCTCGATCTGCTCTTGCAGCTCCAAACCGGGCAAGCCTCACCCAATACCTCCGGCAAAGCCAGCGGCACCACCAAAACCCCCGGCGCCTGACGCCAGCCCAACCCTCAGAGGACGCAACCATGGCAGACATCAAACAACTTAACGCCGCCGGCGTGCTCGTCAAATACGTTGACAACCTTGACGGCAGCTTTTCCGAATTTGTCAGTACCAGCGGTGGTGGTGGTGGCGGTGGCGGCAGCGGCAGCATTACGCTGCCCGGCGTCAGCGGCACCTCAGCGCAGGCCGTACAAGGCATCACGGGCGGCGTACCTTTATCCGTCAGCAGTTCCGACCTTGGCAACGTGGGCGATGCAGCAGCCACCACCGACACCGGCACCTTCTCGCTGGTTGCCCTGGTCAAGCGCGCGCTGCAAAACTGGACTGCGCTGTTGGCTCGGCTGCCGGCTGCCTTAACAGGCATTCCCAACGCCGACCAGTCCGCGCAACCCATGCGTCTGGTGGGCCAAAACGCTTCCGGCGCCGGGTTCAGTGCCGTTGGCGCTTCGGTGTTGGATACGTTCTTTGTGCAAACGCCGATCGTCACCGGCGGCGTCACCTACAACCAGGCAGCGGGTGCACTCAACGTGGTGGCCGGCACCACCATCAACGCCGAATTTCTGGCGCGCTCCGTGTCACCCTACCGCGGCTCGATGCGCAAGCGCTTTTCGCTGGTCGCCAGTCAGCGGATTGTCAACAACAACTTTGCCGTGCTGCTGGCCGACCTGATCGGCGAAAACCTCAGCTTCACGATTAACAGCGCCACATCCGTTACTGTCAACGTTCCGGGCAATACCTTTGACAGCACGATGGTGGGCCAATTTGTCAACCTCGGCGGCATTGTCAGCGCAGCGGCGGCCGTGCCAGGCCGCTACGCCATCGCCAGCGTGGTCACGGGCACCAGCATCACTTTCACGGTAGCCGGCTTCCCGGCGTCCGGCTCGGGCACCTGCACGCTGTTTGGCCGCAATTACGTGCGCCACCTGGTAACTGGCGCCACCGCCACCACGCTCAACGTCGATGCGCAGCGCAACGGCTGGGCCAGCGGTGATACCGCCGCAGCCATCAACACCACGGCCAGCCCTGGCACGGTGATTCAGGCCGAACTGACCGGGCGCGAAGTATTTTTCAGCGATGCGCTGCGCGCCTCCAGCACAGCGCCAAACTTCAACACTCGGGCCAGCCGCTACGAGAACATTCCCGATCAAGGTGTTGATCTGTACGTGTTCCTTTGGAATTTCAACGGCACGGTAGCGCCAGCCAGTTCCAGCACCTTTACGCTGGCCCACCTGTCGGTGGAAAACTTTGTCAATCTGCCGGTCTACCTCCAAGGCGCACGCTCGCTGGGCCAACAAAATGCGCTTCCGGTGCAGCTCCAAGCAGGCGCCAACGCCGTTGGCTCCGTGACTATCGGCAGCGGCACCGTGACCACGCTCACCACCCTCACCGGGGGCGGTGCGGCAGAAGATGCTGCGGCCGGCACAAACCCGTTGACTGTTGGCGGTGTGGTGCGAACGGCCATGGCCCCGACCACACTGGTCGCTGGCGACGCGGCGCGTCTGACGATGACTGCGGGCGCTGCGGCCGTTATCAGCCCATATTCGGTGCCTGACGTCTCGTGGCAGACCCCCGCGCCTGTGGGCGGCATCCTGAACACCACGACGGCGTTCCAGCTCAAAGAGGCTGCCGGTGCGCTGCTGAGCAACTACCTCACTGGCATGGACCTCTACGCCGAGGCAGTGACCAACGCGACCGATCTGCGCATTCGTGAGCCGGACCTAACCTGCGCATCTCAGACGATTGCCTCCAATACCCTGACGACCTCAGCGGTGCACAACCTGCGCATTGGCGACGCGGTGGTCTCCACAGCCAGCACGGTGACCGGCCTGACAGCGGGCGTTTCTTACTTTGTGCTCACGGTCCCATCCACCACCACGCTCACGCTGTCGGCCACTCGCGGCGGCTCGGTACTGGCGATCAGCGGCTCTGCCGTCACGGCAACCTTCCACAAAGTGCTTTGGCAAGCTCGCATCCCGACCGCAGGCTCGGCCCCACGGTACATCGAGTTCCCCGTACCTTTGCGCGGATCGGTGAACACCGCAATGCAGATTCAAACAGCTACGGCCTCCGGCGCGGGCGCCGTGTACGCCAGCGTCCAAGGTTTTGCCGCCCCTTAAGGAGCTTTCATCATGAGTATCGAAGACTTAATTCAACTGCTGCAAAACCGCCTCACTTTTGTAGCTGACGAGCGCGATCGCGCCGTCACGCGCGGAGACATTTCATACGTTGAGGCGCTTGACCGCGACACCGCGCAAACATCGCAAGCCCTCACCGTGTTGCAAACGGCCGTCGCTGCTTAACTGCATCAAATTGTCTCAAACCTGCCCTCATTGAGACAAGCCACCACGCAAAGTACCCCCCATGCCGCAAACCACAAACTCACCCGCAGCACAGAGCCAGGCGCCAGGCCAAGTGGTGGGCGCCATGCTGCCCATGCAGCACCGCGCCGCCAGCTTGGCGCCCGACACTTTTGATGATGCCGCCCGCACCGTCAACGTCACCTGGACCACTGGGGCCCTGGTGCGCCGGTCAGACTGGTACACCGGCCAAGCCTATGACGAAGAACTTGTCGTCTCCGCCGCAGCGGTAGACCTCTCCCGTCTGGCCAACGGTGCCAGCGTGCTGGACACCCACAGCAATTACCAACTCTCCAGCGTCATTGGCGTGGTAGAGCGCGCCTGGCTAGAGGCTGGCACCGGCATGGCCACCCTGCGCTTGTCAGAGCGCCCTGAGCTTGCTGGCCTGGTGGCAGACATCAAAGCCGGCATCGTGCGCCACATCAGTGCTGGTTACACCGTGCAAAAGTATGAGGTTGTCAGCGCTGCCAACCGTACCGACGGCGCCACCGTGCCCCTGTACCGCGCCGTGGCCTGGCAGCCTGCAGAGCTGTCGTTCGTACCCATCCCGGCAGACGCCGGCAGCACTACCCGTTCCGCTTCGCCTGGCTTGATGCCGGTCGAAATTGTCCCCGCGCCGGCACCCGCCGGCAACACCCGGGCAGCCGCCCAATCACCACAGGAGTCCACCATGCCCCAAGGCATTGACAACGGCGGCGCACCCGCAACGCCCGCTACCACCGCAAACCCGGCTATTACAGCCGCCCCGGCAGACCTGGCCACCCGCCAAGCCGCCCCCGCTGCTGAGGCCGCTGCACAAGTTGCTGCGCAAGCTGCCCAGTTTGCAGACATCACAGACCTCTGCGCCCGCCACGGCGTGCCACAGCTCGCAGGCGGCCTTATCCGCAGCGGCAACACGCTCGATCAGGCCCGCGCCGCCGTGCTGTCTGCCCTGGCTGTGCGCGACGCCGCCGCCGGCGGCCACCACAACGTCAGCCGCATCACCACCGTGCAAGACGAAATGCAAACCCGCATGTCGGGCATTGAGCAAGCCATCCTCCACCGCGTTGCCCCCAACACCAAGTTGGACGAAAACGGCCGCCAGTACCGCGGCATGAGCCTCATGGAAATTGGCCGCGACTTCCTGGAAGCCTCTGGCATCAACACCCGTGGCATGGACCGCATGCGACTGGCCGGCGAAATCTTGCACCACCGCGCTGGTGGCATGCACGCCACAGGTGACTTCTCCAGCCTGTTTGCCAACGTGGCCAACAAACGCCTGCGCAACAGCTACGACGAAAACCCCGGCACCTACGCCATGTGGGCACGCCGCGCCCCCAACGCGCCAGACTTCAAAAGCATGTCTGTGGTGCAGCTCTCCGGCGCCCCCGATCTGCTGCAAACCAACGAACACGGCGAGTTCAAGTACGGCAAGATGACCGACGGCGCAGAGTCTTACGCCCTGCTCACCTACGGCCGCATCGTCAGCCTCACCCGCCAAGCCATCATCAACGATGACTTGCGCGCCTTTGAGCGCCTGGTCAGCGCCTTTGGCTTTGCCAGCCGCCGCCTGGAAAACCGCACGGTTTATGCCCAGCTCACCGGCAACCCCACCATGGGTGACACCGGCGCGTTGTTCAACGCCACAGCCGTTACCACAGCAGGCGGCCACGCCAACTTGGGCAGCGGTGCAGGCAGCGCACTGCAATTCAGCGCGCTCAGTTCGGGCCGTACCGCCATGCGTGTACAAAAAGGCCTGGCCGGTGAAGAGCTCAACATCTCCCCCGCCTACCTCATCGTGCCCGCCGCGCTCGAGCAAACCGCCTACCAGCTCACCAGCGCACAGTACACGCCAGCCCAGCAAAGCAACGTCAATGAGTTCCGCACCGGCGGCCGCACTGCGCTGGAGCCCATTGTCGAGCCCGTGCTGGACAGTGCCAGCGCCACCGCCTGGTATTTGGCCAGCAACAGCGCACAAATCGACACGGTCGAATACTGCTACCTCGACGGCGCCGAAGGCCCGGTCATTGAGACTGAGCCGGGCTTTGAGGTCGATGGCCTCAGCTACAAGTGCCGGCTTGACTTTGCCGCCAAAGCCGTCGATTGGCGCGGCGTCTACAAATCCAACGGCGCTTAAACCGCCGCACAGCTCGCTTGGCGCTGGTGCTCACATAGCACCGGCGCCCAGCCAGGCAGCACTACAAGCCCCAGCCCCACCACCCAAACCCATTGTTTAGGACCCCATCATGAAAAACTACGTACAAGACGGCGATGTCGTCACCGTCACCGCTCCCCGCGCTGTTGCCAGTGGCGAAGGCATGCTGGTCAACGCCCTGTTTTGCATTGCCACCCAAGCCGCCGCCAACGGCGCCACGGTTGAAGCCGTCACAGACGGCGTGGTCGAGCTGACCGCGCTCAGCACCGACACGGCCGCCGTCGGCATCAAAGCCTACTGGGACAACACCAACTTCCGCTTGACCACCACCGTCGGCTCCAACAGCCTGGTGGGCGTGTTTGTGGTTGCCAAAACCAACGGCCAAACCATCGCCACCATTCGGCTCAACGCCACCAGCGTTTAAGCCTAAGCCGCAGCACTGCCGCCATGGCCACCGCCCCCTTTGCCGCATTAGAACAGCGCACAGTCAATGCGGTTATGGGGCGGCTTTTTAACACCTTGGTAACAATCAATGGCGACAGCGTGTCCGCCATTTTTGACGCAGCGTACAGCCTGGCCAACGCCGGCCCCTTGGGCATGGCCAGCAGCCAGCCCATGCTCACCCTGGCCACCAGCGCCGTGCCCGCCAACCCGGTCGGCAGCAGCGTGGTGGTGGCCGGCACCACCTACACCGTGGGCGGGCATGAGCCCGACGGCACCGGGATCAGCCGCCTGCTGCTGGAGGCCACCGCATGAGCCACCTCAGCCTGCTCAAAGCCGCCGCCGTCGCCAAGCTGCAAGAAGCCCCGGCCGTCTGCAGCTTGATCGAAGAGGAAGCCATTGGCAACTGGCCCACCAGCGTGGCGCAAGCCGTGGTGGTGCGAGACAACGGCTCCGAGGTCAGCCAAACCAGCTTTGGCCTGGCCGGCGTTGCCGCCTGGACCAGCACCCTGGTGGTGGACTGCTACGTGCGCGCCACCAGCAACGCCAACCGCCTGGCCGCCCTCGATGCCCTGCTGTCTGCCGTATACACCCGCCTCATGGCCGACCCCACCCTGGGCGGTGCCGTGCGCGGCCTCATCCCGCGCCAGGTCACTGCCGCTGACTCGGTGCAGCTGGGTGACCAAACCACCAGCCGCGCCCTCATTTTCCACGGCCTGCACAGCGCGGGCAACACCCTGTAACCCGCCCTCGCAACCCGTTCTTAACCCGCCTAACCCTTTTTTTATCGGAGACCCACCATGGCTTACTACTTCCCGGAAGGCTCGAAGTTCCAGTTTTCCACCACCTTCGCCTCGGCCAAAACCGTCACGGCGGCCAGCAACGCCAACCCCGCGGTACTCACCAGCGTGGCCCACGGCTACACCACGTCTGACGAGTTTTTGTTTACAAGCGGCTGGGAGGATGCCACCAACACCATCCTCAAGGCCAACGTGCTCACCGCCGACACGCTGGGCGCCCTGGGCCTCAACACCACGGACACGTCCTACTACGGCGCCGGCAGCGGCACCGGCACCATGCAAAAGGTCAGTGGCTGGACGGACATTCCCCAGGTGCTCAGCATCAGCACATCCGGTGGTGACGCCCGCTTCACCACGGTCAACCCCCTGGCCAGCCGCAACTCCTTGAACATCCCCACCGGCTTCAATGCTGCCAGCATGACGCTCACGCTCGGCCACGACCCGTCCAACGCCAACTACCAGACCATGCTCAACATCTCGCGCACGCTGCAAAAAACAGCGTTCAAGATGCTGCTGTCCGGCGGCGCCACCATGTACGGCTACGGCTACATGAGCGTCAACGAGGCGCCCCAGCTCTCCAGCGGCCAGGTCAACCAAGTGCAAGCTGCCATCACCATCTTGGGCCGCACCATCAGCTACGCCTAAGCCGGCCACGCAGCCGTTGCCAAGTGGCTGCACCGTTTAGCGCACGGCAGGGGGGCAACCCCTGCCGGTTTTGCCCGAGCTGGCCGCCGTGCGCGTCCCCTCTTCATCGGGCTCGTTTTATCCATCTTCATCGGGCACACCATGGCAATCAAAATTGAGATCAGCAACACCGTTGGCTTCAAGGTCAAGGGCAAAATCAACAATGAAGCCGGAGTCGCTCAAGACTTTGACTTTTCTCTCACCTGCGATCGGCTTGATGCCGACGCCATTCAAAGCCGCCTCAACAGCAGCTCAGACGAAACCATGGGCGACTTCATGGCCAGCGTCATCAAAGGCTGGAGCGGCGTCAAAGACGCCGAAGACCAGCCCGTGCCCTACAGCCCCGAGGCCTTCCGCCGCCTGTGCAAGATCCCCGGCGTGGCCAACGTCACCCTGCGCACCTACCTGGCCGAAGTGGGCGCCAAGGAAAAAAACTAGCCGGGCTGGCGCGCGCCATTGCAGAGCACAGCCCTAACCAAGAGCCCCCCCATGCTGACGCAGCCGCTCAAGACCAAGCCAACCCCTGGCTGGCCGCCGTTATTGCAGCCCAGGCCGCGCAAGCAGAGCAGCAGGGCGCCGACCTGCTGCTTTATCTGTGGCCCGACAACGTCGCCGCCTGGCACGCCTGGACAGACCTGCAAACCCAGTGGCGCGTCGGCATGGCCGGCGCCACCGGCCTGTGCTACGCCAGCTGCCGCGCCTACCTCGATGAACTCGGCCACACCGGGCCCGAGCGGCGCAGCATCTGGCTCGGCATCCAGGCCGCAGAGCGCGCCACGCTCGACGTCTGGGCTGAGCAAGCCAAAGCTAAACCGCAAGCCAGCCCACCCGGCGGCTAAACCGGCAGCTAAACCGGCAGCCATTGAAAGGGCAGGGCACCATGGCCAGCACTGACGTCGGCATCCGCCTCACCGCCACCGATGCCACCCAGGGCGCCTTTGCCAGCGTCGCCAAAAGCCTGGGCCTGCTGGACAGCCAGGCCAGCCTGGTCGGCAGCACCCTCAAAAGCACCCTGGCCGGCCTGGCCGGCACCCTCACCGTGGGCGCCTTTGTCGGCCTCATCCGCGGCGCCACTGACGCCATTGACCGCCTCAACGACCTCAAAGACGCCACCGGCGCAAGCATCGAAAACATCAGTGCCCTAGAAAACGTCGCCCGCCGCACCGGCACCAGCCTCGACACCGTAGGCACCAGCCTGGTCAAGTTCAATGCCGCACTGAACAACGCCAAGCCCGGCTCCGATGCCGAGCTGGCCATCAAAGCCCTGGGCCTGAGCATTGCCGACCTCAAAGCCCAAGACCCCGCTGTGGCCCTGCAAACCACCGCCAAAGCCCTGGCCGGCTTTGCCGATGACGGCAACAAAGCCCGCCTGACGCAAGAGCTGTTTGGCAAGTCCTTACGCGAAGTCGCGCCCCTGCTCAAAGACCTGGCCGAAAACGGCCAACTGGTTGCAACCACCACCCAGGCCCAAGCCGACGAGGCCGAAAAGTTCAACAAGCAACTGTTCAACCTGCAGGCCAACAGCGCCGCCAGCGCCCGCACCATTGCCAATGAGTTGCTGCCCACCCTCAACGCCATTGCCGACGAGTTTGTGCGCGCCAACACCGCCGGCAGCAGCTTTGCCAGCCTGGTGGGCGACGGGCTTAAAATCGCGCTGCAATCGGTGGCCGTGGTCGCCAGTGACCTCATCTTCATTTTCAAGGGCATTGGCCGCGAGATCGGCGGCATCGTGGCCCAGTTCAGCGCCTTGGGCGAAGGCGGTGGCATCTTCTCCGAAAAAGGCCGCGCCGCCTGGACCCGCGTTGGCGAGATGATCAAAGCCGACGCTGCCCAGGCCCGCCTTGAGCTCGATGCCTACCAGGCCCGCGTCATGGGCGCCAATTTGGCTGGTAAGTCAAACGTCAACGACGCCTACACAAACAGCCCCCGCGCCAGCGCGCCAGACCTGGCCAAGCTGGCCGCCGAGCAAGCCGCCCGCGCTGCCGCTGCTGCCGCTGCCGCCAAGTCCCTGGCCGACGCCGCCAAAATGGCCGCCGCCGGCCTCAAGCTCTATGGCGACCTGGTCAGCCAGGCCAGCGGTTTCAGTGCCAACTTTGCCGAGCAAACCGGCCTGCTGTCTTTTGCCCTGAGCAGGGGCAAGATCAACGTGGCCGAGTTTTCTGCCGCCTTCAGCGAATTGATGGCCCAACAGCCCGGCACCAAAGCCGCCCTCAAAGCCACCGCCGACCTCACCGACTTCATCGAACAGCGCTTTGTCAAAGCCGAGTCCGCCGCGCTCGATGCCGCCGTCAAAAGCAGCCTGGCCCGCCAAGACGCCCGCACCACAGAGGCCGAAGGCATCCGCCAATTCATCGCCGACCAAGAAGCCGCCGCCCTGGCCACCGCCCGCGCGTCGGAAGACACCGCCAAAGCCGCCCAAGCCGAGTTCGAGCAATTTGGCCTGCTCAAAAGCCAAATCGCCCAAGTCACCCTCAAGCGCCTGCAAGACAGCCAAGCCAGCCTCACCGCCGGCACCGTGGCCTATGACAGCCTGCAGCGCCAGATCGAGGCACAAAAGCAACTCATCGGCATCTTTGCCGCCGGCGAAGCCCGCGACGCCGCCACCAGCGCCGCCAAAGAAGCCGCCACCGCCTGGCGCAAAACCGCCGACGACATCGAGCGCAGCATCACCGATGCGCTCATGCGCGGCTTTGAGTCCGGCAAAGGCTTTGCCGAAAACCTGCGCGACACCCTGGTCAACATGTTCAAGACCCTGGTGCTGCGCCCCACCATCCAGGCGCTGGTCAACCCCGTGGCCGGCGCCATCACCGGCGGCCTGGGCCTGGCCGGCAGCGCCAACGCCGCCACCGGGGCCAGCGGTATTTTTGGCGGCCTCAGCAACCTCGGCAGCCTGGGCAACATCCTCAGCGGCGGCTACGCCAGCGCGCTCGGCACCGGCGTCAGCGCCCTGTTTGGCACCACCGCGGGCAATGCCGCCATCGCCACCGCCATCACCGGCTCGGCCAGCAGTGCCACCGCCGCCGCCACTGCCGCCGCCACCGCCGCCGGTGCCACCCAGGCCGCCGCCAGCAGCATGGCCGCGCTGGGCAGCGGCATTGCAGCCGCACTGCCGTGGGTGGCCGGCGCCCTGGTGGTTGGCAGCCTGCTAGACAGTGGCCTGTCTCGCGGGCCGGTGGAGGCCAAGGCACAGGGCCTGCGCGGCAAGTTTGGCAATGGCGGCTTTGCCGGAGAAAATTATCAGGACAAATTTCAGCGCGGCGCCAGCGGCTTTTTGGGGTTGAGCTTTTTGGGCGGCAGCAGCGACCGGCGTTGGACCGAAACCAGCGCTCTCGATGCCAGCACCGCCAGCGCATTCAGCAAAAGCTTTGCCGCCCTGCAAGACAGCGCCGCCGGCTTTGCCGATAGTTTGGGTTTAAGCGCCGCCGCCGTGCGCGGTTACAGCCAAAACATCAACATCGAGCTGACGGCCGACGCTGAAAAAAATAAAGAGATCATTGCCAAAGTGTTTGGCAACCTGGCCGACAACCTGGCCGCCGCAGTCAGCCCCGCTATTGCCAGCCTGGCCAAAAATGCCGAGACGCCAGCCCAGGCCCTGGAGCGCCTGGCCATTAGCCTGACCAGCGTCAACAGCGTCTTAACAGCCCTGAACCAGCCCCTGCTATCCATTGGCCTGGCTGGTGCCAGCACCGCCAGCGCACTGGTGGAAGCCTTTGGCAGCCTGCAAAATTTGCAAAACAGCAGCGCGGTGTATTTTGAAAAGTACTACACCGCCCAAGAGCAAAGCATCCAGGGCTTGGCCGGCCTTGCTGCTGAGCTTGGCAAGCTCGGCCTTGTGCTGCCAGACAGCCGCAGCGCTTACCGCGCTCTGGTAGAGGCGCAAGACCTCAGCACCGACAGCGGCCGCAAACTGTATGCCGTGTTGCTGCAAGCCGCCGGCGCTTTTGACGGCTTGCAAAGCAGCATTGAAAGCCAGATCAAAAGCCTGGAAGACCAACGCCTCGCCATTGCCAAAAGCGTGGTCAATGAGCGCAGTGGGTTAGAGCAAACCCTGCTGCAGCTGCAAGGCAACACTGTGGCCCTGCGTCAGCGCGAGCTGGAGGCGCTCGACCCATTGAACCGCGCCTTTGCCCGCCTGGTCTACGCCATGGAAGACGCCAAAACGGCCAGCGAAGCCATGGCACAAGCCACCGCCGCACTGGCTGACGCCGGCCGAGGCATCGCCGGCTTTGTCGCCAGCCTGCGCCTGCAGCTGCAGGGCGGCGGCACCACGCTGGCCAGCCTGCGCAGCACCTTCAACGCAACTTTGGGCCGCGCTGCCGGCGGCGACCTGGCCGCCAGCAACGCCGTGGTGGGTGACGCTCAGGCCTACCTGGCTGCCGCGCAAAGCCAGGCCAAAAACAGCGCCGAATACCGGCTGCTGGCCGCCAGCGTGGCCGCCAGCCTGGAGGCGCTGCCGGCCACGCAAAGCTACGCCGAGCAGCAAACCCGGCTGCTCGAAACCCTGGCCGGCAACACCAGCGCCACCACCGCCGCGCTGGCCGCGCTCAACGCCGCCCTGCTGGCCAGCCTCAGCACCGGCTTTGCCCAGCTCGATGCCAACAGCGACGGCCTGCTCAGTGCGCTCGAAGTGCAAAACGGCCTCAAGGGCGTGGCGAGCGAGGCCCAGATCAGCGCCCTGATTGCCGCCATTGACAC